TTCGTTCCACGTCACCTTCATGTACTGTGCGCCGCCGAGCGGCACCTGCGTCAGTAGCTGCTCGAGCTCTGCGCGGAACTCAGGTGACTGCGTCGTGAGCTGCCAGTTCATGAAGTCGGTCTTGCGCTTGGCCTTCTTGACCTTGTCGCCTGACGGCTCGCCGGGGATGAAGTCCTTGACCGGTCCCTGCGGCGGGAACAGCTCTTTGATCGCCCGCGCCGAGAAGTCGACGCAAGCCTCGGTCAGCATCGGGTGCACAACCTTGGTCGCGCCCTGGAACTGCGCACCGCCCGGTGCGTCGTCGCCCAGGCCAGTGCGGCGGAGGCCCTCCTCGTACTGCTCGTCGCGCTTCTTGCGCGCCTGCTTGTCCTTGCCGACCACGTCGAGATAGGTGCGTGCGATCTCGGACAGCTCGCTCTCGGACATCGTCTCGGCCAGGTTGGCGTAGAAGTCATCGGAGCGTGCGTCGCCCTCGCCGTCGTCCATGCGCACGATCGCGCCGCCGTCTTCGGTGTCGATGACGCTATCGTCCTCGTCGTCGGGCAGCTCGATTATCTCGCCAGTAAGGATGTTCTCGTCTTCGTCCATGGCCTCGTCCTTCATACGGCGTAGGGATTTACCACCGGCTTAGGCGGCGGCGTTGTGATTTCGTCTTTGCGTGCTTGTACAGCATCAAGCAGTCGCTTGTCCATGCACAGTCGCAAGGCCTGCGTCGTGCTGTCCACAAAGTCGTCGTGCTTGATGCTGTTCGGCCCGGTGTAGCTGCACAGTTGGTGCAGCATCGGGTCGATCCAGTTGCGCGGCCGGCCGGGGTGCGACGCGCTCTCGGGCAGCCAGACCATCTTGCGTGCGAAGATCGGCGACACGATGTGCAGACGCGTCAGCTTGTCAGCTCGCCCTGGGTTGTAGGCGTAGGCCTCGAGGCCCTCGCGCTCTAGCATCTGGCGCAGCGAGATCCCGCTGCCCTTGTCTTCGATCAGCAGGATGTCAGGCTTGCGCCCGGACGTGAGCGGCTTGCTCGATCCGAACATCGGCTTGATCAGCGCGTTGTCGTCATCATCGCCATACGCGATGTTCATCTCTTTCCTCACGCGCCGGATCAGGTCGGGCATGCCGAGGTGGTCTTCCCAGCAGTCGAGCAGCATGATGTTGTTGCGCTTCTCGTGGTGGAAGACGCCCCAGACCGTGCAGGCTGTCGGATCGGGATCGCCTGACCGCTTGTCGACAGTCTTCTCGGTGAAGGCCGTGTCGAGCGACAGGATAACCAGGTCGAAGCGCGGCATCGGCTTGTCGTGCGGCCACAACCGGAACTGGCTGCGCTTCACAATGCCGCTCTCTTCGGGATCGATCAGCTCGCCGTATAACTCTTGTCTGCCCAGCGTTGTCCCCTCGTACTGCGCCAGATTATCGAAGTAGCTGTCGGGCAGGTTTATCCTGTTGTCGTACGTTGAGCCGGCCACGATCAACCGGCCGGCGTTCGGCGCGGTGAGCTTGCGGATGATGTCCTTGGGCTTGGGCGTCGTGGTCCACAGCACTTGCGGCTTGTCGCCCAGGCGCAGGCCCATCATGGCCATGTCCCACACGTCGTCATACGGCCAGGCGGCCAGCTCGTCTGCCCAGATGCGTGTGTGCTGTGGACCACGCAACCGCTCGGGGCGCTCCGCTGTGAAGCCGCGTATCAACGATACACCGCCTGTGCAGTTGAACATCTCGATCGTCATGTCGGTCTTGTTGTACGCCTTGATCAGCTCAGGCGGGATGATCTCAAGCAGCCCCTTCTCGAAGCAGGTGAACTTCACGTCCTGATAGGTCGGCGCAATCACCGCGCTGTCGAACCCTGATGGATCCAGAAATACTTTCCGTGCCAGCCACTCTGCTCCGACGCGCGTCTTACCGTAACCGCGCCCTGCCAGATAACCGCACTCGGTAAACTGCGGGTCTTTGCCTTGGAGCTTCGCCGCCACTTCAGGGACTTGATTAGGCCGCGCTGTCTTTCCCCAGCGCTTCTGCCAGATGAGGAAGCGTGCCTGCTTGTCATCGAGGCGCGACAGGACGGATGCGTCAACGGTCACTTGCCTTCGGGTGTCTTGATCGCCAGGTCGGCCAGCTCTAGCATGAGCTCAGGCGACACGAGTGACACTTCGGCCTTGATGGTCTCGCCCGGTTTGTTGCCCACGTCGACCGTCTGCTTCTCACCGTACTTACTCGGGCTCCACTTGGCCAGAAGCTTGAGGCGCGTCTCGATGCGCAACTTGCTGCGCTGCACATGCTCGCTGTCCATTACAACATCGACCGAGCCATCCTGCCGCTTGCGCTCGACCCAATCGTTGGTGCCGTCGTCCGCAATGTCGAGGATGTCCTCGGCGATGGCGTCGAAGCCCAGCTCGCGCGCGTGCGCGATGCGTGCGGCGAGGTCCTCGTCTGCTGCGATCCAATCGTACACAGTCCGCCAACTCGGCATGCCATCCTGACGGCACAACTCACGCAAAGGGATGCCGTCACACAGCCCTTCGATGATACGCGTCTCGACTTCGGGAGTTCGTTTCGTCTGACCCATTGTCTGCATGCTCCGCTTCTTGGCAGGACTACCAGACCGCCTAGATAGCACCGCGAGCAACTAATCTCAAGCCCATCCCTCAATCGACCCTGAATAGCCATCCGCCCTGGCACGCGTGCGCTGCTCAGCCAACGTCAAGTTCGGCAGCAGCTTGTCATGCTTGAACGCCCAGCGGCACATCGAAGCCAGCAGCATGGCACTGCCGATCTCTGACGACGTGTTCTTTGTGATCGGCACCTGGTCACGCTCAAGCGATCGCACCTCGGCAACCTTCTCCACCTTCAGCTCAGGCTTGTCCACCGGCGTCGGTGGCAGCTCTCTTGCGATCACCTTGCGATAGCCGCGCACAGCGAGCACCGACACGTGGACGCCATGCTTGCGCCGCAGCGCCTTCACGATCGCCGCATCATCCGCCACCGCCATTGTCAGCAGCTCAATATCGTTTCTAATCTCTTGCGTAAGTTCCATCATGTGCTCCTCTTCTCAAAAAACGAAATAGTCGCCGTCGCGCTCACAGGGCAGAGCGCCAGCTTTAGCCATCTTCCTGATGGACAGGCGCACGCTTGCTTCTCGCTTATCTGCTCGCCCGGTCGGCACCGGGAGCTTAGCCACCGCCTGCGCAACCGCGTCTTTGACAAGCATCTGGTCTCCAACCAGCCTGTTAGCCTCAAACACGTCCAGCAGCGCCCGCTTCGGAAACGTCGCAGGGTTAGCGCTCCACGCACCCCTGTCGGCCAAACATGTTCGGACTAGGATCTTAGCGCCGCGCTCAAGCTCAAAGCTATACGGCTTGCCGCAGCGCATGCATTGAGCAGTAAAAATGAAATAGGCATCATCGCGCCACAGCCTGTGGCCAATCACTTCGAGCTCTTGGTTCTGCTCTGGGAGCACGAGCAACGTGCCGATGGGCGGGAGCTCGTCAGCGTAACGAGTGTTGAACGCAGCTACTGCGTCTTGATTGGTGACGAGGTCACCGCTATGGTCCGAATAGGGCATCTTGATCTCCTTTGCAGATCGATGTTCAGGGCGATCCGGTTTGTGCGAAACCGGGTCGCCCCATCATCTATACGAAATCCACCCATCCAGCAAATTAAAAAAAAATCAGCAGCACAGCAAACGCAGCGCAGCAAGCCCCCAGCTCGCAGCAGCAACAACAGCACAGCGGGGCTGGCTAAAGCCAAGCCCCCGATGCTGCGCTGTTTTGCTGCATTTCTCGCTTGCTGCAGCACGTGCAGCATGCCCTTGCAGCATCCTAAATGCTGCGCTGGCTAGTGATTGCTTGCATAGCTAAATGCTGGCTAGTGATCGCTTGCATATTTATTTTCACGGGGGGCTTGCAAGCGTTTACTTGATATGCAATTATACTGATATCAAGCAAGCAAAGGAGACACTGAAATGACTACACGCCGCCTCATCAACTGCCCAACATGTTCAGGTTCGGACAAGACGACCCGCAACATCTGGGACGTCGACTTCTACGAGCGTACCCGCACTTGCCGCTGCTGCGGTACGACGGTTAAGCTCAAGGCGCTGTCCCCCACCATCCGCGCCAAGCGCGACGCGCACAACGCAAGGATGGAAGCTATCCTCCAATCCGTAATCGCAGGAGGCGTGACATGACACCGCGCCGCCTGACCGCGCTGCTCCGCCAGCTCGCCGATCAACTGGAGAAGACCAATGGCTAAGTACGGCAACGGCAACCCATGGCCAGAAGAGGACGTTGCGCGGATCGCGGGCATGTACCGCGCTGGCATACCCATCAAAGAAATTGCGCGCCGGTTCGACACCACACCAAACGCGATACACCAGCTCATGGGGCGTAAGAAGGCGTACCGAACGCTCACCCGCAAGGGCGGCCCCGTGTTCCACGCAAAGACGACGCGCACAGTAGACCAAGGCGACAACGTCAGCGCGCTGTTTGGCAACGCCGAGAGCGAGGCAGAATAAATGCACTGGTCCCAAGCTGAGACGCGTTGTCATCATGCGCAGGCGGGGCTCGGCATGGAAAGACTGCGGCGAGGCTGTGGGTGTATCCGGCAGTATTGCCCAAGATTGGGTA